GCGCCATCACGCCGCAGCATACCATCGCCGGCACGCCGCAACTGCAAACGCTCACCGCGTCAGGGTCTGTGCAGGTCGGTGATACAGTCACCGTCAACGGCTCGCCACAACTCCAGGCGCTGACCGCCAACGGCACGATTGACCTGTCGAGCCTGGTCAACGGTTCGCCGCAATTACAAGCCCTGGCCGCATCTGGCACGGTTACCGTTAAACACACGATCACCGGCACGCCGCAATTGCAAGCGTTGACCGCCTCGGGCGTCATCCAAACCGCTGATGGCCCGGTTATCGTTGGCACGCCGCAATTGCAGTCACTGACCGCCAGCGGGTCGATTGGGCTTTCCAGCGTTATCACCGGCACGCCGCAACTGCAAAACCTGACAGCGGCCGGCAGCATGGGCGCGCAAATCGACGTGGTGCAGATCATCGGGCAGTCGGTGACCATCGCGCGCAGCGTGGCCAGCAGCCAGATCATCGACCGCACCCTTACCCAAACAGGCAGGCTATCATGACCGACACCATCAGCATTAATGACATCGGCACCGATTTACAGATCACCATCACCGAATCCGGCGCCGCCGTCGACATCAGCGCGGCCACCGCACTGGCTGTGATACTCAAAAAACCGTCGGGCGTCGAGGTCACCAAAACCGCGCTGCTGCTCAATGACGGCACCGACGGCGTGCTGCATTACACCACGGTAAGCGGTGACATCGACGAAACCGGCACCTGGTCTTACCGGGGCCGGGTGACGTTCTCGGCCGCCCAGGTGTATCACTCGATCGACCCGCAAACTTTCATTGTGATTTAGTGCAACCAACATGCTGTTGGTTGCACAGCAAATCCATATCCTGCGCGTATGAATGTTTTTGACACATCCAACGCGCCCACAACCGAGCCGGTCGAGATCATCGCCGGTGATTATACGAGCTGGAAGCGCGTTGACCTGGGCACCGATTACCCGCCCGCCAGTTACACGCTGAGTTATGTCGCGCGCAGCGAGGGCACGCCCGCGCGTAAAATTGACATCACGGCCAGCGCCGACGGCACCGATTACCTGGTGGAACTGTCCAGCGCCACCACCGGCGCCTATACCGTCGCCAATTATCACTGGGATGCCTACATCACCCGCAACAGCGACAGCGCCCGCGCGCGCATCGACAGCGGTATCTGGACTGTTTCACCCAACAAAACCGAATCCGCCGACGACCCGCGCAGCCTGCCGTTAAAAATGCTCGCACATATCGAGGCCGCGCTGTTACACCGCGCCGACCAGCAGCAACTCGATGTGCTCGATTATTCCATCGGCGAAACCAACGCCAGCCGCGACCCGGCCAAACTGCTGATGCATCGGGCGTATTGGCAAAAAGAGCTGATCAAAATCAACCGCCGAGAGCGCGCCCGCAAGGGCCTGTCGCACTCTGGAACCGTTAAGGTGCAATTTTAATGGGTCTGCTGTCATTCTTCAAAAAAGAAACCAAAACCGCGCACCCGCACATGCGTGGCCGTGTTAAAACAGCCGCCGCGCGTAATTTCGCCGCCGGTGAAATCGACCGCCTGACCGCCTCGTTTACGGGCTCTTATCTATCGATCAACCAGGAACTACGCCGCAGTTTGGTACTGATGCGTAAGCGGTCGCGCGAACTGTGCGCCAACAACGACTACGCCCGCAAGTTTCTAAAACTTGTCAAGGCCAACGTCATCGGCCCGCAGGGTATCAAGCTGCAGGCGCAATTTCTGAACGATCGCGGCGAAATGGATTTATCCGACATTGAGTTCGTCGAATCGAAATGGCGCAACTGGGCCAAACCAGACAAGGCCAGCGCTTGCCGCACCCTGTCATGGTTGGATATTCAAAACCTGGTGGTCGAAACATTGGCGCGCGATGGTGAGGTTTTGATTCAAAAAATCAAAAAGCCCAGAACGGATTCCGTGTTTCGTCTGCGCGTGCTGGAGTGTGATCATCTGGATGTGACGCACAACGAAACCCTGAAAAACGGGCGTCGTATCGAAATGGGGGTCGAAGTCAATGAGGACGGCGAGCGGCTGGCCTACTGGATCAGCGACCGTCACCCAGGCGACACCGGGCAATATGGCGACATCCGCCGCCGCCGCATTCCAGCGGATCAGATCATCCATTTATTCATACCCGAGCGCGCCGGCCAATTGCGCGGCGTGCCGTGGATGCACTCAGCCATTTTGCGCTTGAACATGCTGGGAAAATACGAAGAGGCAGAACTGGTCGCCGCTCGTGTTGGCGCCAGCAAAATGGGGTTTTTCACCAGCGCCGACGGTGACGAGTTCGGCGCGGATGATGCGGCCAGCACGGGCCGCGAGTATGACGACCACGACCTGATCAGTCAGGCCGAGCCGGGCACGTTTCACCAGTTACCCGAGGGCGTCAATTTTTCCAGTTTCGACCCGCAACACCCGACCGCCGCGTTTCCTGATTTTACCAAAGCCGTTTTGCGTGGGGCGTCCAGTGGCCTGAATGTGTCATACAACACCCTGGCCAACGATCTGGAAGGCGTGAATTTTTCCAGCATCCGGTCCGGTGTGCTGGAGGAGCGCGAGCACTGGCGCATGCTGCAGGGTTTTCTGGTCGAGCATTTACACGACCCGATTTATCACGAATGGCTGGAGGAAGAAAACATCAGCGGGCAATTAACGGCCCTGCCGCCCAGTCGACTTGATACAAAATTTAAGGCGATCAAATGGCAGCCGCGCGGCTGGTCGTGGGTCGACCCGTTAAAAGATGTGAAGGCCAGCGCCGATGAATTCAGCCTTGGCACCATTTCACTGACGGAAATCTGCGCCGCCAAAGGCAAGGATTTCGGCGACGTACTTAAACAAACCCGCGCGGATCTTGATCTGGCGAAAAGCTACGGCTTAACCGTCGGCGTGGTTAATGGTCAACTTGAAATAAAGGAGCCAGAACAAAATGAATCGTAAACAAGACTTGCAACACATGCACCGGTCGTTCGATTTCGACCGCAAGAAAATAGACACCGAAACGCGCACCGTCGAGCTGGCATTTTCCAGCGAAACCGATGAAGTCGAACGCTGGTTTGGTGTCGAGATATTAGACCACGGCCCTAATTCGATCAGGCTTGGCCGCCTGCAGAATGCCGGGCCGTTGCTAATGGACCATGACCCGCGTGATCACATCGGGGTTGTTGAGTCCGTTTCCGTTGGATCGGATCGCGTGGCGCGGGCCAGCGTGCGTTTTGGGAAAGGCGCGCGTGCAACGGAAATCTTTAACGATGTGGTCGATGGTATCCGCGGCAAAATCAGTGTGGGTTATGCCATACATGACCGCCAGGAAACCGAAGAAAGCACCCGCGAGCGGCCCGTTTTTCGGGTCACCGACTGGGAGCCGTACGAAGTCAGCATTGTGTCGATACCGGCGGATGATTCCGTGGGTGTGGGTCGTGGTGCTGAATCTGTTAATACGTCAAATGAGGTTAAATCAATGACTGATGCAAACACACAGGCCGCTGCACCTGTTCAAAATGCCGCACCCACCGCGCCCGCGTTCGATGTTGAAAAAGAACGCGCCGCGATCCGCAAAGCCGAGCAACAGCGCATCGCCGATATTTCGGCCATCGCCAAAAAGCGCGGTTTCGAGGACAAGGCCGAGGAGTTCATCCGCGATGGTAAAACCATCGACGATTTCCGCGCCTATGTCGTCGACCACATGCCCGCCCAGGACACCCGCGAGCCGAACCGCAACGTTGACGTTGACCTGAGCGAAAAGGAAAACCGTTCGTATAGCGTGGTGCGCGCCCTGAACGCCAGCGCGACTGGCGACTGGAAGAACGCCGGCCTGGAGCGCGAAGTGCACAACGAAATCGCGCGCCAGTTGGGCCGTGAGTCTGATGGCCTGTTCGTGCCCACCAGCCTGCGCCAAACGCCCGAAATGATCGCGCGCATGCGTGAAATGGGCCAACGTGCGCCGCTGGAAGCGACCACTGACGCCTCGGGCGGTTACACCGTGCAAACCGATGTCATGAGCCTGATCGATATGCTGCGCAATCGCATGATTGTCCGCCGTATGGGCGCGCAGGTGCTGTCGGGTCTGCAGGGTGATCTGTCGTTCCCGCGTCAGGCCACTGGCAGCGCGTTTACCTGGGTAGCTGAAACCCCTGGGTCTGACGTGTCGGATTCCGATGCCACGTTCGAGCAGGTTCTCATGGCGCCGAAAACCGGCCAATCATCCACCGGTTACAGCCGCCAGTTGCTGCGTCAATCCACCATTGACGTGGAAATGTTCGTGCGCAACGACCTGACGCTGGCCGGTGCCCTGGGTATCGACCTGGCCGCCATCAACGGCAGCGGCACCAGCAACCAGCCGGAAGGCATCCTGAACGTAACCGGTATTGGTAGCGTCGCGGGTGGCACCAACGGCCTGGCGCCGACCTGGGCGCACATGGTGGATCTGGAAACCCAGGTTGCCATCGATAACGCTGATGTCGGCGCGCTGGGTTACCTGACGAATGCCAAGGTTCGCGGCAAGCTGAAAACCACCGAAAAGGCCAGTTCTACCGGTCAATTCGTGTGGAACGATGGCGCCGAGGCCGGTTTCGGCAGCATGAACGGCTACCGCGCCGGGGTCACGAATCAGGTGCCCAGCAACCTGACCAAGGGCACCAGCTCGGGCGTGTGTTCGGCTATCATTTTCGGTAACTGGAATGATCTGATCATCGGTGAATGGGGCGCGATGGAAATCATCGTCGACCCGTACCGCCTGAAAAAGCAGGGCCTCATTGAGGTCACCAGCTTTGTCATGGCCGACATCGCCGTGCGTCATCCCGAGTCGTTCGCCGCCATGGTCGACGCGCTGACCGCCTAATCGGTGTTAAGCAGCAACCGCTGGCCGGGAATATCCCGGCCAGCATTAACCGGAGCAACAGCAATGCCGAAAAAAATTGAAAAAGTGCAGGTGATCATCCTGCAACCGGTGGCCGTCAAGGGCACCCACTATGAACCGGGCAACAAGCCGATCAGCGTCAACCCGGCCGACGCCCGCATGTTGATTGCGCGCGGCAAGGCCAAATCGGCGCCCGCCAAAACCGAGCGCCAGGCCGACTAATGCCCGCCCAAACCGCCACCGACTACGCCAACATGCTCGCCGGCAGCGAATTCGCCACCGCCGTATACACGGCCGCGAACACCGAGCTATTCGGCATCTACTCGCGTGGCGC